GTGTAGGGGGGACCCACCTGCTGCATGCTGTAGAGGTTTTCGTCGGTCCAGATGAGGATCTGGCCTCGGGTCCGCCGCGCCGCAATGATGCGGGAGGCACCCGACAGGACCTTGTCGCCAGCGGTGTTGGTGGCCGATGCGTTCCAGTCGGTGATGTCTTCCTGGTTGCACCAGCGGATGTAGAGGGGGTTGACCACGGAGGTGAGGGCGTCGGGGCACCCAAAGGATATCAGGTGGCGGTCTTCTGGCGACACCAGGATCTGGGCATTTTGGCTGGGGGTCGTGGAGACGAGGTAGGCTCGACTCGTCAAGCCCATGCTGCTATCCCAGTAGTAGATCTGGCCGTTGCGGGGTGAGGCCGCCAGGTCTTCTCCCCAGTTGTCCAGACTCCAGAAGCGGAGTGGGGCCAACGCGGTGAATTCCGCGTTCCAGGCTTGGGGTCCACTCCACACGCCAGCACCCCAGCCGGTGTCAAGCTGGTTGGACGCGGGGCCAGGGGCCAAGAGGAAGTAGCCTTGGAGGAGGCCACCGGCTGCGGCAGAGGTGGCGGCTGCTGTGGTGCCGGTGTTGATGGTAAAGGTGTTGCCATCGATCACCGTGATGGGGTAGCCCCCAAAGGGCGCGGACACCGGATAGATGTTGTCACCTACGGTTGCGGCGACGGTGGTGGCGTAGAAGTAGTTGCCGGTGGCCTGGCCGTGGGCCGACACCGCGATGGTGATGGTGGTGGATCCAGCAGAAGTGCTGATTGCGTTGGTGGCAGAGATGGATGCGGCGACGGGGGTGATGTCGTGGTAGAGGCCACCGTACCAGATTGCCAGATGGGAGTTGGTGCCTACGGCCAGATAGACGTAGCCGGATTGGGTGGTCCACGTGAAGATGCTGCGGCCCACGCCGGGAATTGACTTGGGGTCGCTGATGCCATTGACGTTTTGCCAACCGCCAATTTTTTCGGGCTGGCCGTAGCGGAAGCGGACTTTGTCGGCGTCATACCAGCCACCCTCACCCGCGTACCGAGTGAGTTCCCGGACGATGCCGGGCTTCTGGGTTACTGGGATGAGTTTAGGAGTCGCCATTTTTGCCTAGCAGGTTTTGGATGGTCTTCGACTCGTAGATCCGGATGCCCGTCCAAATTATGGTGAAGGTGGCTGCGATGGCTGGGAGGACCCCCGCGAGGGTACCCACCACCGTCACAACGGAGATGGCGTCGATGCCTTGCTTGACGGCTTCATCCTTCATGGCGTGTCTCCGATGTAGACAAGTTTCTCGCCGGTAAGCTTTTCCAACAGGCGGGCCAGCTTCATCATGTCGATGTTGACGAACTTGCCGTTTCTTTCGGAGTAGTAGGACCAAGCCATCTCTTCGCTGGGTCCGCCGCATCCGGAGAAGTTGTGGGGAGATAGAGTGGTGACGTTACCGGCCTCGTCCCGCACCTTCAACTCGCTGCTGGATGCCACGTCCTCTGCGTAAAGAATGATGCTGTTGAGTACGCTGGAAGTTGGGGCTACGCCATTCGCGATAACGAGGGTGCCGTAAGCTCCAGTCGCAACAGCGCTGGTACCTATGAGAAGGTTGTTAGGCACATTGACGTCATTGTTTACATCTAGATTAAGTCCGCTTTTTAACTGTACGCTATTTCCAGTTAGTCTAACTTTTCCTGCTGTGTCTGTGGAAAGCGTCCCGCTGAAAGCTCCCCCCGTTCCTTGAGGGTACATGTACAAAGCAACAGTTGCAGCCGATACGCGAGAAGCCCCAATAGAAATTTGATCTTGGCACTTAAAAGAACTTTGCTGTCCTGTAAAGTTAATTGTTGCAATTGTTGTATCGCACAAAATTGCAGAAGTGACAAACATCGTGCGTCCGAAAGTTGCGGTTCCAGTGACCGAAAGATCGCTGGCCATTCGGACACCTCCCGTAAAATGTCCGGACGCAAAGTTGGCAGACGACGTAACACGCAGCACCGCGTTGACTGATACGTTGCTGTTGAATGTTGCAGTACCCGCGACAACTAGGGTGGAGGCTAGGGATGCAGGGCCTTTGATGTCTACGGCTGAGGAAAGGGTGGCCGCCCCGGAAACCAGGAAAGTTTGGGTTACGTTGAGGGCACCGGCAGCACTGACATTGTTGAGTCGGGACTCTCCGGTAACTTGAAGTCTTCCGCCGATATCGACAATCGATGTGACGAGGAGGTTGTTCTTGACCCAGAGGTCTCCCGAGACGCTGACTGCAGCAGCGAAGGAAGCGGTGCCCGCGACGAAGAGGGTGGAGGCGAGAGAGGTGGGACCCTTGATGTCTACGAGGGAGGCGAAGGCGGCTGGCCCCGAAACCGTGACAGCGGAAGTGAAGGTGTTGGCCCCGGTGAAGGTTTGGGAAGTGTCGAGGCGGGCGTAGTTGGTGAGGGAGGTGGGTAGGGTGCTGTAGACGGAGACGCCATCGGAGATCAGGAAGACCCACTCGTTGGTGGGGAGGGTGACCCCGGTCCCTGCGGAAGTGCGGACGGTGAGTGTGGATCCCGTCGCGGAGTTGCGGACCCAGTAGCCCTTCTCGACTTCGGGGACGATGACGGAGATGGCGGAGGCGACGGTACCCGCAAATTCGATGAAGGCGTTGCGGCCTTCGGAAGCGGATGCGTCTGCGATGGGAAGGGTGTAAGTGGCGGACGCTGAGGCCAGGGTGATCTTGGAGTAGCCAGCGATGGCTTGCTCGATCAGGTTGAGGTTGTTGTTGGTCTTGGTGCCCCAGGTGTTGGCGTTTTCGCCGGATGCCTGAAGTTCCAGCCGAAGCGAGGACGAATACGTGGAGGGCATCAGACACCGCCTTGCAGGGTATTGTCGCCGCCAGCGGGCGAGTTATTGTTGAGGTTGTCGTCTTGACGGGTACGCCGCGCCTCGTTGCGAAGGCTGGCCACGGCGGCCTGGTACTTGTTTTGCCAGAGGGCCGCCGCGTCATAATTCTTCATGAACATACAGGCTTCGTGCATGCAGCCGTAGAAGAGGGCTTCGGGCGCATAGTCAGTAAGCCAGTTGGTGGAGGTGCCCACGGGTCCGATGGAGGTGGGGACCTGCACGTAGGAGATTTCGACAAGGGTGGCGGAAGTGGGCGCGGGGGCCACCAGCAACTGGGAGAAACCCCAGCGGGCATAGTATTTGGGGGATCCCACGGAGGTGCGGTTGGGCCAGTATTCCCGGAGGAACTCGTCGGTCCTCATGATCAGTTGGCTGTGGGAGCCATCGGAAATGTGGGTTACCGCTTTGAGGATGAGGGCATCCTGGGGGAGGCTGATGTATGGGTTGCCAGCGGAGGCGGAGACGGTGGTGTAGGTGACCATGCCGTAGGTGTCGATGTCGCGCGCTAGGCGCATGCGAGTCTGATCGACAAACGTGGGGATCCGCGCGGCAAACTCCGCGTCGGCATTCTCCGTGGCGTCGATGATCGAGTTATAGAGATCCGTGTAGGTGGTAGCCATCGTTACCTCCAAGTCCCCACTTTAACATAGGGCGTGGCAACTTTCCAGACCCCACCTACGTTGATGTAGACTGTGGCTTGTCTCCAAGTGCCCGCCACGTTGATCCACGCCTGGGTCCCTGTAACGGGAGGTGCAGCGCCGCCCAGCAACCCACCAAACAGAAATGTCAAACCCTGCAGACCGCTTGTGGGGGTGCTGCCAGCAGTAAAACTGTATGGCGTCCTCACCCGCAGCATGTCAGTCCCCGATCAGCGGCGGGCGATTGGCGAAGGGATGGTTAGCGGCGAGAGGGATGGCCCATTTCCAAGACAAATAGCCTTCAACGAGAACCCTGTCTCTCGTTACGCCTCCGGTCGGCAGAACAACAAGCTCTCCGTAATCTCCAGAAAAGGGAACCGTGGCCCCGGAAAACGAATCCGTCATTCCAAAGCGCGTAAATGTTTTGCTTAACGTCGCGGACGCCTGTGCGGCAAGCACTCCGTTTGCCGCATTTCGCAGCACTGCGCCGTTATGGACGGAAGAGAAAATGCACCAAGCTCCGTCTGTCAGGCTGATTTGAGACTCAAAGTTTGTTGTGTAGGAACACCACGTTGGAGTTGCTGGTCCGCTTACTATTGGAATGTAAGCGCCGGATGTGGAAAAATCTATCCCTGCGTCGCTTTGGGTCCAGACACGGGCGTACAAAGGGTAAGACCCTAGCCGAAACGCGCCGAACGTGCTTTGAGCCGTATAGTTTATCGACAGGCCGGTTACGGCAAGACTTGAGCCGGAAAACGTTACAACGTTAAGGCCGTTTCTGCCCTCAATGCTGTAGGATGGATAGCTAGACGCCGTCGTAAGGTTTCGAGCGTTCCCGCTTTTGTCGTTCCATTGCGTAACGTTGCCTGACGAAATCGTAATTGTGCTTTGGTCGGCTGCGTCGAACCAGAAATCCGGCCTCAACACCTCCGGCGTCCACAGCCGCCCCTGTATCCGCGCGCTATCGTAGTCCGAGAGCCCGCGCGGCATCAGACCACTTCTTCGTTCCAGGGGCGGACGTACAACTCGTTGTTGCTCGACGCCAGCGTCACACCCGCGTTGTTGACCACCGACAGACGCAACGAGAACGGCGGCAGCCTGACCTGCACGATGTTGACTTTGGCAGACCCACCGCTCGTCAGCGGCAGGACGTAGACATCGCCGCCGACCTTGTCGCTTGTGTCGGTGCCGTCGTTGATCGTGACGCGGATGCTGACAGACCCGCCGGTCGATGGCGTGATGCTGCCGAGCTTGAGCGTCAGCAGCGCGTACAGGTCTTTGTTGCTGCTGTTGTCGTAGGTGACAACGCTGCTCTCCGATCCGTTCGCCAACGAGTCCGCGACGGTCGAGAGGATATTGCTGCTGCGGGTGCTGGGCGTGGCCCATTTCGCGACTGCCATCACCGACCTCCACGCGCCAGACCGACCGCCCGCGCATCAACAGCGACGCCGTGCGCCTCGGCCCACGATGGACGACGCTCGACGCGAGACAGCGCCAGCAGAGCGTCCGCTTCGGCCTGCTGCACCACGCCCGCCACGACGAGCCGCGCAAGCTGGTCGCGCGCAGAGGGGCGGGCCAGGTCAAAGCGCCCGTCTTCGATCAGCCGCAGACCCCACCGGATGACCGGCTGCGAGATCGCCAGCGTCGTCAGCGCATCGAGCAACGCTGCCCCGGCCTCGGGGCCGAGAGCGTCGAGGACTGAACCGATGCCGATCTGCGTCTGTTTCCACTCGACCACCGCCGGGAGCATCGGATCGGGCTGGTTCAGCGTCGCTGCCGCCGCCCAATCGGGCAGCGACGCGACGTCTGGATGAGCGAGGCGTTCTGCGAGCGTCACGACAAGCCCCGCAGCGCCGCCAGCGTGGCCTCGGTCTCTGCAATCTCGGTTTCGAGTTGGGCGATGCGGGCATCGTCGCCGTCCCGGTCAGCGGTCGCCCGCGCGCTGTTGAGCGTGGCGAGGCGGTTCTGAGCGAGGCGGATCAGATCGGAGATGGACATCAGACCAGCACCACCAGCTCTTGGGTGACCGTCGAGAGATGCGCCTGGAGCAGGACGACATCGTACTTGTCGGTGCCGTCAATCGCGGCGAATGCTGCCATTCGCTGACCGATTGCAGCGGTTCCCGATTGCAGGAAATCGGTCGGCGTGTGCGGCGACAACACTCGGTTCTTTGAGTCGAAGC